GTAATAACATTAGTGATAGGCCCATGCTGTTTTACACAACCAGCAAAATCTAACACTAAACAATGATCAGTGTGTGACTTAGGGCGCAAACCCCTGCCGGCCATCTGCACATATAGAGCTGGTGACATGGTAGGCCTTAACATGGCAATCAGATCAATGTCAGGGTAATCAAATCCAGTGGTTAAAATATTGGCATTTGTTAATGCGCGTAATTCACCCGCCTTAAACCTTTTCAATATATCTTCGCGCTGCTTTTTTGTGTTCTTTCCGGTGATACACTCAGACTTTATACCTCGCCTAATCAATTCATCTTTTATATGTTCAGCATGTTCAACACCAGCACAAAAAAACAGCCATGCTTTTCTATCTTCAGCACGCTCTATAACTTCATTAACAATAGCCTGGTTTGAATCTGTATTATCTACAGCGGCTTGAAGCTCCTTTTCTATATACTCACCACCTCTTTTGTGAACGCCTTCAGTGCTAAGCTTAGCGCCTGTCAACTTACTTCTAAGTGGTGCAAGAAAACCCTTATAAATTAACTCTTCAATCGTGACAGGGTTTAGTATGTCGTCAAAAATAGCCGGTTTATCTGTAATTAATCCGTGGCCTAGTCTGAATGGTGTAGCCGTTAAACCTATAACCCTAAGGCTTGGATTAATAGCTTTTAAATCTTCTATAAACTGACGATACCCACCCTCGTTTTTATGATTAACTAGGTGGCATTCGTCTATGATTATTAAATCAATATGACCGACTTCTTGCGCCTTGTTTCTGATCGACTGAATGCCAGCGAACGTAATTGGTTCATCTAAAACCTTTTGGCCAACACTTGCAGAATATATACCCATTGGCGCACCTTTCCAGTGCTGGCGCATCTTTTCAGCGTTTTGCTCTATTAGCTCCTTAACGTGAGTCAACATTAAAACTCTAGTCTCAGGCCAGCTTTGCAAAGCATCTTTACAAAGTGCGGCTACAATGTGGCTCTTGCCCGCTCCGGTCGGAAGTTCTAAACAGGGGTTTCCATGATTGCCATCTTCAAACCACTTATAAAGCATTTCTATGGTTCTTGTCTGATAATCTCTAAGCATCTTTGATTATCCTTCCGTCAAATTCTTTTCTAATCTCATTGACGTATTTATCAGACCTAGCGCACTCGCCAGGGTTCGCTAATATCTCAGAGCTTTTATAGCCTGATTCGCCGTTAAGAACTTCTTTTCCGTCAATGATATATATTATTTCGCTCTCATTTTCAGCGTCTTTAGTTTTCCATGGCGTTAAATCTGGATGAATAACGTGCGAATCACACCCGTCATGCTGAAAATCAGTAGGGATAGAATCTTGATGTAACTCACAAAACCACGTTGAATCTTCTTTAGCTGTTGAATGTGCGCACGTTCTACAATTGACCTCTTTTGTCAGATTTGTTTTATGACAAAATTCATGCGCATCACAAAAGCGACACTCAAACCAAGTCGAATCTACTGAAAGCGGAGCGGGCAGTCTATTTTCTAAAGCAATTCGCTTGCCTCGCTCTATGTATTTCTCAGCTAAAGCGTGATCAAGTCTAACGCGCTCGGTGTATATAGAGTCATCATCTTTACAAACAGCAAAATACAAAGCGCGGTCTATTTTTAGACCAAACATATAAACCTGCATCTGCACATAATGAATAAATTTAGACTTTTGAACGCCATTCTTAATGACATCCTCAAAGCTTTTCTTTGAGTGAGTCTTTGCTTCAAAAACATGGCGCTTTGTTGGCGCTTCTGGCACTCCGCTTTCAATAATTCCGTCAATAGAGCCGCTAAAGTGACTGCCAAAATTAACACGCGCTTGACTTCCACCAGTTGAGTGAATATCTATGCCAATAGCGCGCAAATCTTGAGCTATCCAGCTTTCTTCATGATGGCCACGTCTAAATATTCTTAAAATACGACCATTAAATTCTGGAATGACAGACCAACGAAAAGAAAGCCATAGCCATCTATCGCATGAATGACCAATTTGTGATACACCTAAATGCGGCCTTGGCTTTTCCTTTCTTGATTCGTGTGCTTTGTCGATTAGTGCGGCTATGCTGTGTTGTGGTTCTGGTATTAAAGACATTTAAAACCCCTTATTAAAAATACCAGCTGGCAAAATATAAATACCAGCTGGGATAATTTTTATTATTTCTTAGCCCAAGGCGCACTCGATGTCGCCGGTTTTTGTGCTGGTGTGCTTGCAGGCTTAACACCGCCAGATAAAGCTTTATATCCTTTCACGTCGTTTGAGTCGCCATACTCTTCAGACTTGCGAATAGCCAATTTAATGCTTAACTGGCCGCCTATTAGTTGGTCAGTGTCTTGAACTGTTGTTAGTCCAATTGACCGCATTAATTCGCCTAGTTGCTGCCTTCCGATTTCCTCAGCTTTCGGATTTGGATTCCTAATGTTCAAGTTTCCAAACACTACGCGCCCTTGGTGAGTTGGGCCTAACACATCATATTGCACTGCAATATATTGACCCGTTCCAGCCTTAGTATCTTTAAGTTCAGCACCCTTGATATTGACCTCATACCATCCAGCGGGTAACGGATCATAGCTATTATCTGACACTGGTAATTCATTAACATTAATTGGCATATCTAAAAATGACATATTTATTCCCCTGTTTTTTCAATTGAAAATGATGTTCTTGCTGGTTTTGTTGTAATTGCATCTAAAAGCGGTGCAATCATTTCTTTGTCTGCACTATTCCAAGTCTTAGCATTGATAGCGGGCGACCATCTAAATAGATCGCCTAAATGCTCAGATAATCCATGTTCGTGCGCTATTTCTTGCAGTTTGTCGCTGTCAATTTTGCGCGTAACTCTTGCAGTTGTTTTAACTTTGAATTGATCTATTTCAAAAGTTTTTGAGCCTTCGACATTTGAATCAACACCTAAGGCATCAATCAAAGCATCTTCTATATAGCGCCTGTTTTCAGATGCAGCGCGCTCTGTTTCTTTTTCGTTAATCCATGACTCAATGAGATTATTTATCTGGCTCATTTAGCGCCCCCTATTTTTTCAATGATCGCGCCTAAATCTGGAGACTCCCACGGATCAAGCTTTCCTGATCTATCTTTAGCTTGCCACAGTCCATCACCTTCACACATTAGCGCCCTCTGAACGATGCCTTCAGCGTCTTTTTCCATTCTTAGCGCTAGCACTTCATCAACTAAGTACGGGATTTGTTGGCCTAATTTAGCGCCAGGCATTGAAGGCGAATATAGGAGCTTGCCGGTTTCGTCTTGCTGCTTTTCACACTTAGCTGAAAAGTAAATATTCTTACCTTGTATATCTCTAAATGCGCGCATCAATTCCAAAACCTGAGTAGCCATTTCGCCATAAGCGGCGCGTCCGTCCTTATTAACGCTCTTTTCGTGAGCTAAAATGACTTCGCCTATTTCGCTTATCGAATCAATAGCAATGCTTTCAAAGTCGTCACACTCTCCGCTTACGATATACTGATAAGCTTCTTTTAAATCGCTGTATGATGAAATATTGATATAAGGTATATCTTCACCCTCTAACGATAATAGACCGCCCTCAGCACTTATAATGATTGGATTAGGCAGGGTTTTGATTAGCGATGTTTTGCCAGCGCCAGCCATACCATAAACAACAATTTTCACGCCATTTGCTTTAGCATCTGACGTGCTTCTTAACTTTATAGCCATGTTTGTTTTCTCTCGTTTAAGCAGTGGTTGGTTGATTCCGTTTACTGCATGAGTTGAATATTACATTGTTTTGGTTTAGAGTGTCAACACTGACAGTAAAGAAATTTTACAAAAGAAGGTAAAAAAGATGCTCACACTAGAAGAAATAAGAGATAAACTAAGAGACAGGAATCTCAGCAAGGTTAGCAGGCTATCAGGCGTAGGCTACAATAATCTATATGCTATAGCTAAAGGCCATAGAAAAAACCCAACTTACAAAATATTAGAGAAGCTAAGTATTTACCTGGAGCAAAATTAAATGGCAGACCTTAGAAATATATTAGGCGGAACGTGGACACCGCCACAAGAAAAACAAATAGATCCACCAGAAGTACAGCTAAGGGATGCTATGTTAAGCGCCGGTATTGAGCCGCCTCAGTTAATACAGTTTGACGGAAAAATACACCGATTTAGATCAGGCACCAGCGGTAAAAAAGCAGGTGATAAAACAGGCTGGTATGTAGCTTTTAGCGATGGCGTACCTGCCGGCCGTTTCGGGTGCTGGCGACTAGGTTCTGAAATAACATTCAGAGCTGATATGGGGCGAGAAATAAGTCCTGCGGAAGAAATGGCAATCGCCAGGCGACTAAGTGAAGCGCGCGCAAAGCGAGAAGAAGAACAAAAGAAAACTCAAGCTGCAGCCATGACATCAATAGACGCTATATGGTCAAGTTGTGGAGCTGCTAGCTCTGATCATCCATATCTAAAAAGAAAAGGCGTTCAGCCTCATGGAGCAAGGGTGACTGGTGACGGGCGTTTAATTGTTCCACTTTTTAGCAAAGATGGCGAACTAGCAAGCCTGCAATATATAGATAACGATGGCGGCAAACTTTATCACTCAGGCGCTGCTACAAAAGGCTTATCATGGATGATAGGAGCGCATGAAGATAATTCACATACAATTTATCTAGCAGAGGGCTTCGCAACTGCTGCAACTATCCATGAAGTGACCGGCAAGCCTTGCGTAGCTGCCTACACAGCATCAAACTTGGTTCCCGTAACAGGGATGCTTTTTGAACAATTTGGAAACACGCTCGATCTGATTATAGTCGCTGATAATGACGAAAGCGGAATAGGCCAAAAATATGCAGACCAAGCAAGTGCCAAGTTTGGCGCTCGTGTCATAATTCCACCAGAAAAAGGCGATGCTAACGATTATGCTCAAGCAGGGCATGACATTTTAGAACTATTAATACCTAAATTAGAATCAGACTGGCTTATACCTGCTGATGATTTTTGTGCTCAACCTGCACCTATTTCATGGCTGGTTAAGGGCTGGATTCAGCGTGATGCACTTATAATGATTCACGGCCCTAGCGGTGGTGGAAAAACATTTTGCATCTTAGATATGGCGCTAAGGATGGCTGCTAATATTCCAACATGGGCAGATCACAAAGTTAATCCTGGTCCTGTCGTTTATTTGGCTGGTGAAGGGCATCATGGATTAAGAGGACGTATAGCAGC